CGCCTTGCTCAAGGTATGAGATCATACCCGGCGAAAGCGTTTCGATCCGGCGCGAGCCGCCGGCGTTGCGCTCGGTGTCGACCTTTTGCGCGAGCGTGCGCGAGGTGTCGTTGGTCTTGATGAACGCGGCGAGGCAAGCCTCGATCCGCGACTTGACAACGACGGCCTCCTCAAGATCGGCAACGTCGCGACCCTTGAGCATGATCGGCGCAACCCACGGCACGCCGCGGCCCTGGCCGATCCGGTCTTTGCGGTAGACGTGCAGCATATCCGCGGCGTCGACGCGCTTGGACGCCGACGGCATCACCAGGCCGCGCGCGCCAGGGTGTACCGGGTAAATCCAGTATGCCTTGCGCTTGCCGTCGAGCGTGTACTCGACGCCCTGGTCGACGACGACGCCCTCGGCGTTGATGTCGCTCGCCGGCGGCCTCGTTACCATCATCACGCGATCGCGCGAGGCGTCGAGGTGATCCGGCTCAAGCAACCGCAATTCGAGCGGCACGACGCCAGGTCGCGCGCTCGGCCTGGTCGGCACCATATGCGCCAGCACCTCGCCGGACTCGATCACGCAACCCGTCGCGAGCGCGATCAAACCGTCGATATTGAGTTGCCCCTCGCCGTCGCAAACTCGGCCCCAGGCTTTCCAGGCGTCCTTTGCGCGCTTGTCCAGCTTCTTATTGCCGGTGTTGACCTTCGGCATGATGCCGGCGCCGACCGCATGCGACACGAAAACCGTGCGGATGCGATTGCCCCACCAGGTATTGCGCGTGAGATCGCGCGAGCGAGCGCGCAAGGTCGGCAAGCCGCCCTTGATCGTGACATTGGCCGAGGCGTTGCTCGCGCTCCACCCGGCGGTGCGGCGGCCGACCTTGGCGCCGTCATAGTGGCGCACCTGGTCGAGCGTCATGCGCGCCGCGGCGCGCTTGAGCCCGGCGGCCGGGTTGAAAAACGCGACCGCGCGATCGAGGACATTCATTTTTCAGGGACCTTTAGTCGCGGCAATGCGCGACGAACGACGTTGAGACCTTGCGCGCCTGGGGCGAGACATCAGCGACCATTTGCGCGAGCACGGCTTGCATGTCGGCAAGCGATCGATATTCGACCTCGCGCGCGTCGGGTCCCGATCCGAATTTGACGCGACGCGCGCCGGTCGCGATCGCGGCCTTGAGCGTGTCGATATCGTCTTGCGTGTACGCCATCGGCGCCCCCTTACACGATGAAACAAAAGCGGCGCGGGGCGCGTATCGCTGCGCATTAACCCCCGCGCCGCATGGATCGCCGTTGCTCATGCCGACGACGCGGCGGCAACGACTCGGCCGGCTTATAAAAAAGCGTTCGGCCTCGCGCCTGGTCGCCCCAGGCCGCGCGGCGAGATCGTCAGGAAATGCCCCACCGGGTACGAAAGCCGGCTTCACTCCCTCGCCACGCAATCAGCCGCTAGGGCAGCTTGATTCCTGCGAATTGCGCGTGCACGCGATCGAGCCAATGCCCGACAACGCCGCCCAGGACAGGCGACTCCGCGCCGGTCTCGAGCCGGGGCGCTTTGCGGAAAACACTAAACGGCACGTTGGTCTTGTCGACGGCCTCGGCGGCCTTCGGCGCCAGCATCGGCACGTCGAGCGCGCCTGGCGGAAAGTCGAATTTCGTCGCGTTGACGCGATTGCCGACAATGACATGGCGCAAGCCGGCCAGGCGCTCGGCGACCGGCGCGACCTCGTCAAGCGAGGCCTGGTTGTTGCCGAGAACATGCAAGACGGCGATCGAGAACCGCGCCGGATCGAGAAAACCGATCTCCGAAAGCATTTTCAGCGTCGGCGACAGCAAGCCGGCGCGAATATCGATCACGGTGACGGCGTCGTCGAGCGTGTCGAAAACGCGCATCTGGCCGTCGGAGTCGGTGATGTCGACGACCTCGGTTGCATCGGGGAAAAACCGGCGCAAAACACCGCCCTCGACCTCATTCTCGGTATCGAACGCGCGGAATTTGACTCCGGTCGCCTTCAAAAAGTCGAGGAAGGCTCGCGCAACGGTCGTTTTGCCGACGCCGCCCTTGTCGGCGCCGATAATGACGATAATCGGCTTGCTCATGTGCCGGATTCCCTTGTTTTAGCGATTAAGCCAACCGCCGAGATCGCGGCCGAGCCAATCTTGCTCTTGACGTTGAAGTGGCGGCGGCGCCGGCGCCGCTTGCGGCGGCTCGGCGTCGGCCGGCGGTCGAGGATCTTCAACCTCGGCCGCCGGCGCCGCGATGGCCGGACGCGCGACTTGCACGGCCAGCGGTTTCGGAGCGAACAAATCGCCTTGCGTGATCGTCGGCGCGCGCTCGCGCGCGAGGAGTTTCCACTCCTCATCGGTCATTGACGAAACGCCCAGGTGCTCGGCGAGCGCCAGGTTATAAACGCGACAGTCGAGGAAATGGTTTTCCTCTTTGCCGCGCGGAAACCAGGCTTTCGTTTTGCGCCCGCGCACGTTTTTCTCGCCGAGATATTCCGCCGTGACCTGGCGGAAATAGATTTCGTCGAGCCATTTGCCGAAATGGCAGTAGCCAGGCGGATCGACCTCATGACCCGCCGCGGCGCCCTCGCGCCGCAAATCTTCGTACCAATGGCCTTTAAGCGACCAGGTGCCGACCGGCCAGATTTTGCCGGTGCCGATCTTGTTTCCGTCGAGATCGATGTCGACCAGGCTCGGCGTACCGAGCGGCGGCTTATACCAGCCGTCGCGACCGTCGACCGCAAACGCAAGCATGCGATCGCGGCACCATTGATAGACGACATGCGAGCGAAAGCCCGAGTCGACCGCAAACGCGTCGACCTGGCGCGCGCCGCCGAACGCGTCCGGCCATCGCTTATCGTAAAGCTCGGCCAGCTTTAGGAACGCGCCGGCGTTGGCGTTGGTCGTGTCGCCTTCAAGCACGTCGGTAAAGACGACCCAGGACTCGCGGTTAGGCGCCCAGGCGACGACCTCGACATAGATTCCGCGCATCTGCACGTCGGCCGCTGCAGTCAGCATCAGGCCGCGCGGCGGAATGTGCCCTTTGCGATAATCCTCGCGCCGCTCCATAAGGCGAACGTGATCCGGCGCATCGCCCTTGACCTCATAAGCCTCGCCGAGCGTGAGGTTATAGAACGCCTTGAGCGCCGAGGGATTGGTTTGCACCGCGACCCACTCTTTCGCGATCTCATCCCAAGGCACCAGCGTCGAGGACAACGCGTCGAAATGGTAAGAGCGATCTTTGCCAGGTCCCGGCGCCGTCGGAATCCAGCCATTCGGCCGGCCATCCGCGCGCGGCTCGGCGTGCTTGCTTCCCTTTCGCACCAGGTCGTTTTTTTCGTGCCCCTCGATCACGGTGCCGCAACACGGCGTCACATAATGCGCCTGGTACGGAAACGAGTCGTTGAACCGAAAATTCGGCCCGAACTTGAAAACGAACGGCGAGCCGCAACCAGGGCAATCAACGTGCCAAAAACGTTGATCGCCGGCTTTGAATTGCTCGTCGATATAACAGGCGCCGACAACCGTCGGCGTCGAAATGTTGGTTTCCTTCCAGTCGCCATCGGCGAGGAACGAAATGCCGCGAGCGGCGATCATGGCGTGCGGCGAGCCCTGGCCGTCGAGGTCGGCCGGATATTCGCTCGCCTCGTCTTTGATGCGGCGCTTTTTAGTGATCGAGCGCAAACTCGCGGTCGAGTTGGCGATCACCATCGCGAGCGATCCGCCAGGGTATCGCTTGTTATAGGTCGTCGACCCTTCGCCTGATCTCGCAACCTGCGGCGCGACCTTTGCCTTGAGCGACTTTGTATTTTCAATCGCGGGGTTGAATTTGTCGCGAATGAATTTGTCGAGCGCGTCTTGCGTCGGCTGCACAAGCATGATGCCGCCGGCCGGGTCGCAGTCGATCGAGTGGCCGACGCCGACGATCGCCATAACCGTAAAGCCGGTTTGCGCGCTCTTTCGGATCGACTGTTTGTTGACCGGAGACTCCGGCCCCATGTTGTCGAGCGGCTCGCAAATGTACGGTGTAAAATCCGGGTCCCATAGCTCGCCGGATCGCGGGCCGTCGGGCACGATTAGATTGGACGCGCCCCATTGCGTCGGCGTTAGCTTCTCAGGCGGCTCGATCAGCGCCTTGCACGCGCGAGCAATGACGCCGAGCGCCGTATGCTTGAATTGCATCACGCATCCGATTCGTTTTCCTCGGCCGCGATCCGCAAAGGCTCATTTGAGCCGGCTAGCTCGCCGAACGCCTCGGCGATGGCCTTGCGCAAGTCCCGCGCGACCTCTTTGAATTTTGAGCGAGCGCCGGCGGCGCCGTCTTTGCCGACTGCCGCGGCCATCGATTCCGAATAGCCGGTGAGGCGGTCGATCGCCCGCACACATGCCTCGGCGCATTTGTTCGCCGCGTCGGTGAGATCGCCGACCGGCACCAGGTTGCCGAGCCGTTCCTCAAGCTCCAAAAACTTGAGGTCGGCGGCATATTGCTTTTCGCGCGCCTGGTGATCGCGATATGTCGGCGAGGCGCCGTCGGACTCGTCGTCGCCGCCCGCGGTATCGGCCGCGGCCTCTTTCGCCGCGTCGCCGATCTCGCCGACTGCGCGATCGAATTGCGCCAGGTTGACTAGCTTGGTGCCGCCATCGCCTGGGCGCGTTTCCAGCTTGCCGGCGTCGACCAGGCCGGCGACGCGCTTGGCGATCGCCTGGCGAGTCTTGCCTTTCATCCTGGCGATTTCGGCGATCGACAACCACAAGCCGGCGTCGAGATCGAGCAACGGCGAGTCGTCGGTCATTGTCGCACTCGCGCAAGTTTTTCATTCGCCTCGGCGACGCGCACCAGCGCCTCATG